GGAAAGCAACAGGCGATTAGCCTGAATTGTAAAACAGACGATTGGTCAATTCCGTTCATTGGCTACCTCGATTTTGTTTACCCAGAACACGGTCTAATCATCGACCTTAAAACCACAGGCCGTATGCCTAGCGTAATGCCAACGAACCATCAGGTGCAGCGGGCGATTTACCAAAAAGCCAATGGCAACTTTGGTTGCAAATTTCTCTACGTCACACCCAAAAAGTTTGAGTTGAAGGAAGACGGTGACGTGGAAGAGACGCTTGCCTACGTCAAGGCTCAAACCATCAGATTAGAACGTTTTTTGAATAGTGGAGACAAAGAGTTTCTCCGCAGCATCGTGCCAGTTGACCCCAGCAGTTTTTATTGGCGCGGCAATGAAGATGCCCGTCGTGAATTATTCGGCGTGTAACCGTGCCCAAAGGCACATAACCAAATCAAACAAAGGAGAAAGAAATGTTTGAGATTGATACAGGAAGCAGCGGTTCGGGTAGTTCTGCGCCGTGGTTAAATTGGCATAGCCAAGAAAGCAAGTGCGGATCATACAAGCGATGTTCTTGGAGCATCCGTGATAGTGAAGGCAAGAAGCCTTTTAGCGCGTTTGAAAATGGTTTGATATGGGACATCGACAACCTCCAAACAGGTTGGGGAATGTCCACTGGGCAACAAGGCGTTCCGCCGGAATATCAGTGGAACCCTTCGGTCAGCCAATTCATGCCGCAGCCATCTCCAATAAATAATAATAAGTGGAGCCGTGCATTGCGTATTCCGATGGCTTCGGTAAAGGGCAACACGGTCACTTGGGAACAAGCATCAGCGGGTGCATGGACAGGGCTAGAAGACCTTATCCCCGCATTGCGGCAGCGCGAAGGCTCGAAGTTGCCATTGGTGAAGTTTACCGGGTTCAAAACAATCCAAGCAAAGAACGCTTACAACGCGCCTGTTTTTGAGGTCGTTGAATGGGTTGACCGTCCAGCTGCATTGCAGGCGGACATCGCCACTGAGCCAACAGCCGCTCCGGCAGAGGAAGCGCCGGCAGCGCAGCCAGAAACAGTGGACGATAACGAATTTTAATCACCGAATTGCCGTGTCTATTCCTCCCCCAGACGCGGCGGGGGGCGCAGAGTAGCTTCCCTCCTTTGACACTCTGCGCCCCTCACTTGAGGGGAAATGTAAGGAAGCATTATGGGAGAAGTAGTAGCAGCACCAATTAACGCCGACATCCAAGCGGCGATGGTGCATTTGCAAGCCCTATTTAAGCCTTTCGCAGAAATGCAGTATGAGGGCAAAATTGAGATTCGGTGCATCCACCCGATGAATGGTGTGTCGATGCCGCAGAACTTTTCAATCAACCAGATTGATCAGGCAGCAGATTACGCTGTCAAAATGAATGACGAATATAATGTCTATGTTGGAGTGAACCCTCGACGCAAAGAAACAAAAGGCGCGGGCAAAAAACAAGATGTCGAAATATCCTATTATCACTTTGTTGACGCCGACGATACGGAAGCAGTTAGCAAACTCAAAGCAGCGCCGCTTAAACCAAACTTTGTCGTTGAAACAGGCAGAGAACCAAACCAGCGCGTCCATGCCTATTGGCGTCTCGAAGACCCATCTCGCAATTTGGAGCAGTGGCAAAAGCAACAAGAAGCTTTAGCCGACTTTTTCGGCGGAGACCGGGTCATCGACCCGCCGCGTATCATGCGCCTTGCTGGAACAATCAGCCACCCTTCGGCAAAGAAGTTAGAGCGTGGCTATAAGAAAGAGCGCGTCAGATACATTCCAAAGGAAACCAGACCGCCAGTTGACGCAGAAGAACTGCGCCGCGTTTATTTCTCAGTCAGCAAGTTACCAGAGACAACAGGCGAGACAGAGTTTGAAATCGACACAGGCAGACAAGGTAAAGCAGACGCTGAAATACAACGGCTCCTCGAACTGACAAAGCACGATGGGCAGTGGCACTCTAATATGTTGCGCGTAGTGGCAACCTTAGTCGGCAGGAACTACCCTGACACAATGATTGGGATGGTCTGTGGTCAATATTGCGACGGTGGCGCAGCTGACCCAGACTTAGCGGAACTCATTAACACAGCACGGCGGAAGTGGCAGATGCCAAACCCCGGCGATGGCGCAGAGGTCGCAGAGGACACAGTCGTAAAAGCACCGTTTGAGATTAAATGGTCAGGCGACATTGCAATCCGCACTGAGACTTTCGACTTTGTCGAAGACCTGTTGACCGATGGCGGTATGTCCGTTGTCTATGGAGATAGTAATACCGGGAAGACCTTTTGGTGCGCTGACCTAGCTTTCCATGTGGCGCAGGGGAAAGAGTGGCGCGGAAAAGCAGTCGAAGGCGGTGGTGTCATTTACCTAGCCCTTGAGGGTGCAAGAGGTATCGACAACCGCATTGTTGCTTATAACAAGCATTATAACATCGAAGACCAGACACTGCCCTTTGGCCGCATTGCAACAACAATTGACCTTTGCAACTCAGAAGAAGACGCAAGCCGCCTGATTATGGCGATCGAACAGTCAATGGAGCAAATCGGTCAGCCTATCCGCATGGTGGTGGTCGATACACTTTCAAGAGCGCTAAACGGCGGCAACGAAAACGCGCCGGACAGCATGGGAGCGCTGGTCAATAATTGTGACCGCATCAGACACGCCACTGGCGCTCATGTGATGCTGGTTCACCATACAGGCAAGAACCAAGCAGCAGGGGCGCGGGGTCACAGTCTTCTGCGTGCCGCAACTGACACCGAGATTGAAGTTATCGCAGATAGAGATGCCCAGATCAGCGCAGCCAAGGTAACAAAGCAGCGCGATATGGAAGTCGATGGTGAGTTTGCATTTAAGTTAAAGACAGTCGAACTCGGCAAAAATGACCGCAATAAAATCATCACCAGCTGCGTAGTTGAGCCGACAGATGCGTCAGTAGCACCGCCCTGGAAGCCGACAGGCAACACATTAATGGCTCGTGATGCGCTCAATACGGCACTCGCAGATAGGCGGATTTCGCTGCCAAAAAACTACCCAGCAGCCGATGGAGCGAAATTTGACGATTGGCGCGAAATTTTCGCCAATTTGCATGGCGGGACAAAGGCGGACACGGTCAGAAAGGCATTTAATCGCGCAACCAGTGAACTAAAAAGCAAGGGTTTGTGCGGCTTTGACGGTGTTTATGTGTGGGCGCGGGACAAACGGGACACAGGCGGACATTTAGAAGATGTCCCGTTTTGACAAAACAGCAGCAAACGGGACGACACGGGACAAATACTATGTATTGTCCCGTTGTCCCGCCTGATGTCCGCAGTGATGAAGGGTAGATAAAAGATGTCGAAAACTAAGAGGTCGATGCGGCCAAAGCATGATGACAGAATACCGTTTTCACAAACACCGCCGAATGAGGCGCAGTGTTACGCTGCGCTGAAACCACTTGATAAAGTCGCAGCAGAAATGGAAGCGAAGTGGGGCGTCGAACGTTTACCATCGCTGGTGTCGCCAGACCTTGCGATACGGTTCGAGCGGGCGCGGCAGCAATTAGATGAGGCGATTGCAGCTGATGACCCGGAGCGAACAGCAATTAAAGCTGCGGCATTGATGCGGGGGTGGCAGAAGCTGGACGAGGAAGCAATTGCTGCTGGGCACACAGCGGAGCCGGATAAGGTCTGGCATTGTGAGCAGAACGACTTTGCCATTGCCATTGTGCAAGACCATGCTCATGCAGAATACGCAGCAGAAGGCCATCAGGTCTTTACGATTGACGAAGTGACAAGATTAATCGCGTCTAAATATCGTGAGGTCTACGACACCAAAAAGGTGTTTCCGGGCGCAGAAGTGACACAAGTATCTGAAATCGGTGATGGGAAGCCGCCGATGGATTGGGAGAAGGGCGACGAGTTACCATTTTAGAGGTTTCCTATGGCTAAACGACGAGTAGTAACAGAGCAATCAGATGTCGGCACTGACGAGCGTTGGCAACATGACGAGTATCGGGACGAGGCGACAGACAAGACCGCAGGATCGCCAAAGCGTCGCCGGGTCACAACCCAAACTCCATTAGACCGTTATTACAACCGCGACCAGATTAGCCAGCGCCAGTATGAGGCTGGTGTAAAATATTACGCGCTACACCGTCGAGGAAGCAGCACGGCAAGGACAACTGCGTCTTACAGTCCAGCGGTAGGCAAGAGTAATAATGAAATGACTGACGCACAGGCTACGGCTTGGACAGAGTTTTCACTGGCCTCAAGAGACATCGGTAGGCAGTTAAACGATTGCGCTTACGATGTTTGCGTCATTGGCATCAGCGCAGCTGATTGGGCAAAGAAAAAGGACGCCGACCCGAAAGGCGGCATCCTTGTTTTGAGATTGGCTCTCGATGCGTTAGGCGACTATTTTGGTATGCCTCGGTGACGGGCGCGTATGATATTGGTTGTTAATACCCAATTGTTGCCAAGTTTTTTTTGACGCCGTTTAACAACATCGTTTCGGTCATAGCGATACAGGGTTGCGTGATGTTCCCTCAACTTGGCATCGTTCTCGCATTGCAGTTGGTCAGGGTCTCTATTTCTCCATCGCCCAATAGTTCTAAGCGCTTCTTCTTCTGTGTAGCAATGTTCCACAACAATATCTCGTCCCTGATACTGCTCTACTGCACTAAACGCTTCATGCGGCATCAGGTCGGGCTTCGTGCCGCGATTGTCTCGAACCAAAAAACTCATCGGGCAATAATCACTTGCGCGATTTCTCCCCAAAGTAGGATTGCTCCGGCAGCGGAAAAGATAACGACAACGCCAAAGATGTCTTCGGCTAACTGCTTAATCTTCCGGCGACGCAGCAGCGTCTTTGTTGACATACGTTCTTGCATAAGTAACTCCTATTCATTCCTATCAGGAATATAATAAGAATAGTTCGGACTATTACAAGCATAATTGGAATAATCGTTTGACTAAAAGGCCGCAGAAGACTAAGATTTGAATAACTTGGTGAATTGCGCCGCAAGCGTAGTTCGCCTTTTTATTTTTCAAAGGCTTACGATTTAACAAATGTCTGAAACAAAAAAACGCAGAGGCAGACCGAAAGGCAGTGGACATGGTCAATCCATCGTCCTGCGCGTCCGGCGTGAACTAGAAAAAAGCCTAGATATACTTGAGGGCGACGAAATGCCGTTGGCTTCGCTGCTGGCGTCCCAGTTAAAGCAGGACGCAGCTAAGACATTGAACGCTATCGGTAAATTTGTTCCATCAGATATTAAGATTGAACACTCTGGCGATAACTTGATCGGTGCATTAGAGCAGATTGGCGCAGCAATCGACGAGCAGTTGCTTGAGGCAAAGGCCGGGCAGATTTCTGGCTCGTCAGGTATGGAAGCTGACGAGCATATAGCGCTAGAAGCCGCAGAAAACCTAGGAAAAAAGATGCACTAGCAACGTAATTTTCTGCAATGTCTCGGTAAATGTCTAGGTAGCGGCGTCATTTCGCCCTCCTCACACACCCCCCACCGTCTCGCGCAGGCGCGGGGGCGCGATAAAATATATATACCGAGGGCTACCCGATACCCCCCACCGGGGTAGGGCGTCATAGAGGCTAACCTTATGGCTCGAAAAAAAAATTCGACTGACCAGCTGCAAGAGCATGAGCGTCGGCTGCTCCAATTACGCGAAGACCCCGCCTTGTTTGTTAAGGCGGTCTTACAAGCCGACCCCCAACCTTGGCAGGAGCAAGCACTCCGCGCCATCAGGGATAATGACAGAGTTGCAATTCGCAGCGGCCACGGCGTTGGCAAGACAGCATTTTTGAGTTGGGTTGTCCTTTGGTGGATGTTGACGCATTACCCGGTCAAGGTGGCCTGCACCGCAAACACAGCGTCACAGCTGTCCGATGTGCTTTGGCCAGAAATAAATAAATGGGGCAGGAAACTGCCTGAGTTTTTTCAGAGCCAACTAGAGTTCAAGTCAGACAAAATTGAACTCAAAGGCGGCTCCGACAGCTTTGCGGTGGCAAGGACTAGCCGCAAGGAACAGCCGGAAGCCTTACAAGGCTTCCACTCGCCACATATGCTCTTTGTCGTTGACGAGGCATCTGGCGTCCCTGACATCATTTTTGAAGTCGGGCAGGGCGCGATGTCTACGGCAGGCGCGAAAACAGTTATGGTAGGCAACCCGACCCGTTCTTCGGGTTATTTCTTCGACGCTTTTAGTAAAAACTCTGAGCGGTGGTGGACGAAACGGGTTGGCTGCGCCGATGCTTCAACAGTCTCATCAGACTTCTTGGAAGACATGGCGCGGCAGTATGGCGAGGATAGCAACATTTACAGGGTTCGGGTTCTCGGCGAGTTCCCCGAAGCCGACGATGACGTGGTCATTCCGTTGCACCTTTTAGAAAGTGCAACTACGCGGGATGTGGATGCAGTCGAGAACATTTTACCTGTATGGGGATTGGATGTTGCTCGGTTCGGCGATGACCGAACCGCATTATGTAAGCGACAGGGCAACGCCCTTGTCGAGCCTGTCAAATCATGGCGCAACAAAGATTTGATGGAAGTTTGTGGCATCATACTCACCGAGTATGAAAGCACTCCTTACCAAGAGCGCCCCTCAGAAATACTGGTGGACAGTATTGGCTTGGGCGCGGGTGTTGTTGACCGTCTAAACGAGATGGACTTCGGCGCTGATATTCGCGGTGTGAACGTAGCCGAAAGCCCTGCGCTAGGGCAGCGCTACGGGAGGCTGCGAGATGAACTTTGGTTTAAGGCACGAGAATGGCTTGAGGCGCGTGATTGTCAAATGCCTCAAGATGACGATTTGATTTCCGAACTCAGTTCAGTCCGCTTCAAATATTTGTCTTCCGGCAAATTGAAGGTCGAGAGCAAAGACGAAATGAAACGCCGTGGCCAGAAGTCACCCGACCTTGCTGACAGCTTTGTTCTTACTTTTGCTGGTCAGGCATCCAGGGCGGCTTCTGGTTCTTCATACGGCTTTTCGAGGTCTCTTAATTACAACGACGCAGGATGGATTGTATGAGTGATGACAAAATCCTTTTATTCCCAAATGTGAGAGACGATATTAGGGAAGACGATATTGGTTCAATCGAGGTCAGCTATACGGTTGACCCAGAAGACATGGACGCGGCCTGCTTTACCATTGGCGCTACAGCCATTGGCTTAGTTTCCGGGGCAAATCTGCCCCATGAAGCTGTGATGCACGGCGCTCTTGTTGTTGCTGCTCAAGCAGCCCTCTCGGCGGGCTACTCCCAAGAGCAATTCAAATTTATTTGTTCCTCGATCGAGTTCAAGGACACCCCCGACCCAGCGGATGTCTGCTAGGGGCTGGGTTATGCGTCTCATTGTCAAATATCGTGGTGGTTACGATGAAGGCGCTTCTGGTTCTAGTTTTAATCGCAGTAAAGACCGTGAGCATGAGTGGGCAGGACGGTGGGATGATTTCTTCGCGAGTCAGCGTTATCCCCGCACATGGAAAATCAGAAAATGGCTAAAAAAATTAATGCGAGTGTTTACGCGCCGAAGCCGAAAGTAAGGCGACGGACAAAACGCCCCCCTCTGAACCACAGAAAGAAACTAGGGCGGCGCAGCAATATGAG